GAGCAGCTTTGCGTTTTTGTTCCTCAGCTTTGAGTGCCAATTCCTGCATTTGCATTTGGATAATTGGATCTTCAGCCTTTTGTTGAGCTTCTTGTTGTTGCGCTTGCGCCATATTCTGGGTAGTAAGCTGTTGCGCGGCTTGAGCCACAGCCCTAGAAATCTGTACTTCCACATCTTCTGCGATATGCTCATCGTCATCTTCCTTAAAGTATGGCAAAGGAGCACCCAATTGCTGTTCAATTTGCTGGCGATATTTAAATGCAAAATGTTCTGCCATGTGAGCCTGTAAAGCACCCATCATTTGTTGTGCTTGTGGGTTTTGACCTATCATTGCCGCTACCTGTGGATCTTGCATGAACGCTTGATGTGTTGTGATATGAGCATCTTGATCTTGGTAGATAAATGCTTTTAAAGGTTTCATGGTTAAAACATCCATATTTTCAGCAATAGGATCTTTTGGCTTCATATCATCTGCAAGCGGTATTAGTTTTTGGGCGTTGCGAATTCCCAGCACTTCTAACATTTGGCGGTGCAGATTTGGCATATTGTAAATCTGTGGAGCTTGTTGAGCTAACTGTAAAACAGCTTGGTACTGAACAATCTTCTGTGCCATTGTTGCTGCGTTTGGATCGGATACAGGGATGACATCTACATGGTCATAGTCTGACTTCTTGCACCCACGATTACCTTCTTCAGGATTGTATGTGTAATCAGGATCTGTGTAGTCACGGATAATGTCTTTTAGAAGTCTTAATTCTTGCTTCATTGAGTAATGAATACGGGCTTGCACCGCACTCATGACTTTTAATGTTCTTTCTAGAATAGCCAAGGTAGTCCCAACTGGTGAGTTGGCAGACATATCAGAAACTTGCATATCTGCTGCAGAAGCAAAACGGCGGCCTTCTTCAACAATAGTATTAAACAAACTGTAGAGAACTTGTGATGGCTCTTTATAAGGAAGTGTCATTAAGTTGTCTTTAATGGTTCCCGCTGGCACATCGACATCACGGAATTCACCTGGGCTTATCGGTGTGTCATCGCCTTTGATTCGCAAGCCACGGGTCTTAAAGCCACCTGGCAAATTGCTAAGGGTTCCCGCATCCACGAGCTGCCGAATAAGACTAGTACCAGACTTAGCAAAAGCCCCGACAAGATGGATAAGACCAAAACAATAAAAGCCGAAGCCAGGAACATAGCCGTAATGGACGAAATGCTGTCTTTTAGCTTTCTTTTTATCTTCTGGTCTCCAATTGCGGCGGATGGAAAGAACTTCCATGCTACCTTTTTCGACTGTGACAACATACGGTAAAGCCAAACCTGTAAAGTTTCCTTCTTCATCTTTGTCCTCATATCCGGGTAGATCAAGATCAACGTGCATCTCAAGAAGTTTGTAGCGGTCATCCGAACTTGCACGGAAACCCATCTTCTCAGCAATCTTTTTCTCTACTTCATCTAGGGTATTTGCTGGTTCACCTAAATCTATATCTCGGTAAAAACCAGCGTATTGAAGACGGTTCACTTCATTTTCCGTCTTGCGCATTACATGGGTAATTCTTGGTGACTGTTCAAGACTAGAAGCTCCATAAGGAACAACAATGTCTTCTGCGGGAATAAACATGGATACCTGACGTTGCAGGCTTGGATCGTAATAAACTTTTTTAAACGCATTACCAGCAAGACCTAAACCCCAAATCATTCTTTCATGTTCTGGTCGATACTCTTGCATTACAGTAGTTAGTTCATAGTTCATGTTCTCTTGAACACGATTGGCTGCATCTTTGATTTCTGGCGTTTCTTTACCAATAATCTGCGTTTTGACTGGTCCTTGGGCGGGGAAAGTCTCCATGATGGTCTCAGCTTGAAACTTCACTAGAGCCTCGCTTAGCAATGGATGGTATACCCCACAAGCTCCCTCCCAAGGTTCTGTACGCTCCTCGATCTTCATACCGAGTAGCTCTAATCCATCTACATAGGTTTGAATCCAATCTTTTCTAGCGGATACATCATCTTCAAAATCGTCCAGTAAATCACTGGCAATAGTAGCTAATTCTTTGCTTGAAATATACTCAGCTAAGTTATCATCAAACTCGTCTTCATGAGCCTCTTCTTCTGGAGTCTCTAAGTCTTCCACATCGCTTTCTAGAACTAGTTCTAAATCTGGGATCTCTTCCGTTAATGCGTCAAGACCAACTGGCGCTGCGTATAAACTTTTTTCAATTGACATAATGTATCCTAGTAGTAAGCCGCTTTGCGTCTAAATGTAATTGGTTCATCTGGTTCATCGCTTGGCAAGCTAACAAAACCACCTTTTCTAAATCTAATTAATGCTTGGGTGCTTGAGTCAACCAAGTCATCGTGTTCTGAATTTGGAAAAGCAGCCATCTCTTCTATGACTTCTTCAGCCCATCTTCTTGATGGTGCCCATACCCTTCCAGATGAAAACAAATCTGTTACCGAATTCATACGGGCTATCTTATCATTACCCCTTGTAGGTGTAAACTCCGAAACCAATATTCCCATCTTCCTTAATTCATAAATTAGCGGACTACCAGCCGCTTTTGCCTCAATAACACAGGCATCTGGCTCCCACTCATTATACATTTCTAACGCTTTTGCCTTTAACTCTGGAAACTCTAGTCTTTCCTTCACCGCATCTAGCAAAATAATGTGTGGATCATTTACATTTTCATTCATGTAAAAGACTCCCCAAGTAGTACAAGCGGAATAGTCTGACCTTTCGTTTTTAGTGAACGCAGTATCCCAAGATTGGATGACAAATTCGCATTTAGGAGGCATATCTTTTTCCCAAATCTTCCACCATTCTCGTTTTACCATTGCCCCTTCTTCCGAAGTCGGGGATTGCATATACTGGGCGTTCCATTTTGATACTGGAAGTTCATTTTTTAGTGCTAGAAGCTCACCAATTGGCCAGAATTCAGGCCATAAAGAGTTTCCAGAGGGCAAAATAGCAGGAAATTCCACTACATCCCACTCTTCTCCGTCTCTTTCGATAGAACTTTTGATGATTTTTCCTACTAAATCCCGTTTTGACCAGCGAGTGTTGTGAACAACTATGCCATTGGCAATAAAGTTTTCTGTGTGATCGACTTCTACATCAAATACCTCTTCTTTTCCGTCATATTCAATACTGACAATGCGGTCAAGAATTACATCGTAAGTATTTAGCCGCCCGAATGAGAGTATCTGGTGTTTTTCCGTACCCAACGGTGAGGTTACAGTCATTACAGAGCAAGCCTCTGATTTTGCCTGTATCGTGACAGTGGTCGATGCACAGTTTTCCATTCCAATGAGCACGAGTATTTTCTTTATTTGGCTCTTTGCCACACACATCACATTTATTATTGCGTTCCAACACCATTTGATCGTATTGCTCAGACGTAATTCCGTAGCGGTGTTTGATGCGAGCCGCTCTTGTTTGCGCTGAAGTTCTTGGCGGCGGATTGTATTGCTTTCTGTAGCAAACCACGCACATACCTTTTGCATGAACCTGTGCCCCGCAAGAACATTTTGCATTTTTCCATTTTCCGTGATGACCGATTGGATGATACGGCGCATCAGGGTTTTTCTTGTGGTACAGGTGCTTTGCGTAGCACGGCTTGCACAATCCTGGATTTGTTTTTGACTTTGATGGTCTGTTGCATCCTTCGTTGATACAAGATCCATCCCAACCACTAAGTCCTCTAGTCTCGCCCATTTTCTTACCCCATTCCAATCCACAAGAAACGGATGCCTCTTGTTTGCACGGAGTATTTTACCATATTGTGTTTGTACTTTATATATGGAATCAACACCACTTGACCGCCAATTGGCAATTTTAGAAGTGGCAATTTTTCCATCAATATAGGTAGCAACAGTATCGCCAACTCTTATTTCTTTAAGTGGTTTTTCTGTACCGTCTGCCATTAAAACAAGCGTATCTCCAGTCATACACATGATAATTACGATGGCTCCGCCAGGCTGGAGTCGTTGTCTTGGACCAGAAGAATACCATTCGTACACCTTATCGTAGACTTCTGGGTTGGTTGCGGCTATCGCGGCTTCTTGTTCGGAGTGTGGATCATCAATAATGAGCAGATCAGCTCCTTTACCTGTAACGGTACCGCCCACACCAATAGCAAAATAACTACCATCATGGTTAGTCCCCCAACGACCAGCAGCCTTGCTATCAGACTTAAGAGTAACTCCGGGAAAGATCTTTGCATACTGTTCACTTCCTACTAAGTTTCTAACCTTTCGACCAAATCCTACTGCCAACTCAGCCGTGTTAGATGTTTGGATAATCTTTTTGCCGGGATACTTTCCTAGAAACCAAGCTGGAAGAAGATACGAGGCAAACTCGGACTTTGTATGACGGGGGGGCATATTAACGATTAAACGTTTACATTTACCTTCGGCTATCTCTTGGAACTTTTGCGCCATTATCTTATGATGCCTGCCATCAATAAAGCCGGGCCACATTTCATGGGCAAACTTAATAAAATCTACCTGAGCCAATTCCCTGTTTAAAGAACCAATGTAGTCCTCCGCGGCCTCCAGAAAGGCAGCCTGCTCTACTGGGTCTAACGACTCAATAATCTTTTCTAAGTTCAATCAATGTCTCTCATTCTCATATTGGTGGGACGGATGGATCTTGCCAGTCTGGGAGTCATCTTACAATGCCCATGTTCACATAGCTTTTTATAAATTCGGTGGATGTTCGCCCGCCCTTTGTCCCCAGTAAATCTCATGACATCATCTATGGAAGGAGCAAATCCCCAAGTCCTCCACCACTCATCTATAAACTTATAAACGATAGCCTGTTTCTCAGTCAT